CAATAATACCAGCCTTTTCATCTATATTTAAAAATACGAAATTATCACCGTATTTACATGTGTTTCTAGTCCACATAGGTAAACTAGTATGAATATCTAATCTATTTTTGAATAAATCTTCAAGAATACTTTTAACCCTTTTAGAGTCTGAATAAATATTAAGCAACTGACCCCTATCATTTGGAGTTGTCGCTTCTTCCATCATAATATCCAGAGCAGCAGATATTTCTGGATAAAATTCCATAGCCTCAAAGTCTGTATAACTACCAATACGTGTAGTTTCGTAATGAATTGCTTGTTGATACATTTCATTATCGACCTTAGACCATAACCCGCTAAGGTATTTGTTCTGTTGCGCTTGTAATTTAGCCGTGTTATATTCATCTTTTGATTGTGTTTTTAATAAGTCTTGGTTACCAATTGTGTAACGGTTTGTTTGCGACTTAGGTACGTTAACACCATCTTGTGCAAATATATTATTTAACCTCTGAAATACTGTTAAATTCTTCTTTTTAGCCATTGTTTATACTTTTGTACTATTATAATCCTTAAATCAATAAATTAAAGGTTATTTTACATAATCACATTCAACATATGCAATTCTCTTCTGAGTACCACCCTCAACTATGATTTCATATGAATATGTTGTTATCCAATCTTCACCTTGTGAATTAGGTTTAGCATTACAAAAGTATTTAGGATTTCCCGTACTCTTGTTAATTTTTTTATCTGTTGGTTGAGGGCTCCATTTATATAATTGGTTATTACCATATGGTTTCCTAACGTATGTTTTTCCTTTTCTAAGTCCCATTATTTCATTCCACTAAATAGCCACATGTAATCCCCGTTGGGGTCTTGCATGTTTTTCTTGACAACATCTGGGAATCTAGGATTTGCTGCTCCCTTTTTACCCCTATTATTTCGAGATACGAATTTGTTGCCATTATAATCTTTATCTTTTTTACTATCACCACTATTATCATTTAATACCCAAGCATCTAACATAGCTTTCGTTTTACTCTCAAGCTTTTGAAGTTTCTTAAATGAATGCTCCAATGAGAATAATGCCATAGCTAAAGCCATTAATAAATCATCGTGTTTACCTTCTTGGTGGTCTGGTCTACCATTTTTCTTATAGATAAATGTTCTCATCTCACCAGTAAGTCTTCTTGACCTAACTTTAATTTGGTCAGTTCTAATCATATACTCAAGGTGTGCAATCATTGGTAAACGTACACCATTGGCGTTGAAACCTGGTACTAAATCACCACTCTTCGTATATGATTCTAAATCTTTATTCCTACTAATTAATTTCTTTCTATCATCATAGTGTAGATTCTTGAAATTATATTCTACTAACTTCAATACAGTTGTAACACCCATACCACCAGTTATATCTACTACAGCATGTGCATCATATAAGTCACCATATTCCATTACAATCTCAGCTAATAAATCTGGCTGTACTTTACCCTTATACTCCATAACTTGTTCCATTGTGTCCATATCAATGATTACAATTGTAGAGGAATCGGCACCATCACCCCTCGCGACATCGACACCCATAATATATCTATGACCTTCAACTGGTTTTTCCCAAATCCAATATTCATCATCTTCACCAGATATCCACTTAGGGTCTCTAACGTTGAATTTTTCTTGATGTTCTATATGTTCATCGGCAATAACGTTACCACCAGAACCTAAGAACGATACATCAAGCTCTTGTGCAATCATACGAGCATTGTTGTTCATACCTTTACACATTTCCTCATACCAATATGACCTAGGTTTCCACCCATCTAATATCCTTTGCTCATAAGATTCTTTGGTAAACTCAACTTCTGGCTCCATGATTTCATCTTTCTCACCTTTCTCAGCACCTTCTTTGTCAATATCTTTATACCATCTCAAATCTTTATTATAACGAGGGTCTTCATACCATTTCATTTCGACAACATTAAAGTTGTTTTCACCTTGCTTAGCTTGCTCGTATGTTTCGTAATATAAAGGGTCTTGACCATTTGGTGTGGAAATTAATGTAGCCCTACCACCAGTACCAAGTGCTGTAAGTGCGGCACCAAATACCTCTACACCATTATCGATAAAGGCAGCCTCATCCATCACTAAATATGTTGGTGTATAACCCCTTAAAGCATCTTTAGATGTTGCAACCGCTTTAACTCTTGATTTGTTAGGAAGCATTAATTCCTTTTTGGATTCAGTAAGAAATATAGTTTTACCTTCATTCTGTTTTGAACCATAATATTCAGAACCCCATACCCACCTTGGTAATTGTAATAAGAAATCTTTTACCTTACTTAAGAATTCTTGGGCCATATCTTGCTTGTTTGCAAGAATTAGAATTTGTTCTGGATTATCTTTATCTGCAAATGCTACTTGTATTGCAAGATATGCAGCTGTAGTAGTTGATACACCAGCCTGTCTTGGTTTAGTAATAATATTAAATCTATTATCCTTATAAGCCTTAATAATCTCCTTTTGTTTATAGAATAAATTAAATGGAACAAACCCCTCTTGCGTTTTATCGAATGTCTCCAAATAGGTTTCAATCGCATGAATTGGGTCCATTAAACAATTCGTATATTCTTTTAATATTTCACCCCCAGTCAGCATCTTTTTTTATTTATAAATATGCTGAAACCACTTAAAACTAAAAAAGCCCCCATTTGGGAGCTTTTTAAATTAATGATATTCCTATTTAAAATAGACCATTTAAATCGATATTATCTAGGTCATCCAAACCTAATGAATCATCCGAATCATTCATTTCTCTGACTGATTCCTCGTAAGCATCTCTTTCCATGTCCTCGTCAATTTGTTTAACAATTTCACGTATTTTTTGTTTCCCTTCTTTACTACCTAACATGATTTCTCTCATAGTGTGATTAAATTCTTTTGTTGGTAAACTAACAAGGTCTGTATAAATGTGGTGTTTCTTATCAAAATCCTCAGCATCAATACATGATGTGAACCTTTCCCAAATAGCTGGACCTAATCTCATATCCCAAGGCTCAGCATTCATAAAGTCAGCCTTACCAGTAACATATTCTGTTAATTTCTCATCTTCTGGTAATCCGTGCATAGATAGTATTTCCATCACACCTTTAACTAATTCATGTATAAGTACTGGGAATGTCATAGCTTGTGCGTGTATGACTGGCTTATCACCGTCAAATTCAACATTTACTCTACCTCCAGCACTCTTAGCCATTGAATCGTCAGATGTTAAGTAATTATAATCAGCAGCAGCCATCATTTTAGAATACTTTCTTGGTAATGTTGGATTCATGTTAGTTAATTTCCTATCAACTTCGTGGAACATGTGGTGACCCTTTTTAGATGCACCTTGAATCATTGCATTAACAAATCTTCTCTTATATACTTCATCCTTTGCTGATACAAGACTCTCATGATTATCGAATTCCATATCCTCAATTACTTGTGGAGATGGGTTCGTTCTTATACCTTCAAGTGAAATACTAGGTGTTAACTCAGCAATAATTTCAACATCATCCTCACCCATATCATATTCTTTACGAATCATTTCACAAGCAAGTTCCTCAAGTTCCTTTTTATGAGATGATTCAATCTTCATAGCATCCTCCAATAGCGGCATCATATTTTTTAATGATTCCATAGGATTTGCCTCTTCTATATCAAATTGACGTTTGTAGTTATCAACAACCTCTTTGAATCTTTTAGACATTATTTTTTCTTCGAAGTGTTGTTCTTCACTTTCTGGAAAAATAGGGTGTTTACCTAAAGAATGATTTCTATCTCTAAGTTGTTTTTCTAGAGTAGGGTTCATCCTTTCTTTACAATTCTCATCGTATTTCATTCTACCCTCATTAATAGGAGCTTTATCTTTATTTAAAGCTCTTTCTAACGCTCTTTTTCTTATTTCTTCTAATCTTCCCATTTTTATATTTTTTTTCTAAGAACATTCTCAACCAAATCAGACTTCCTCATCTTAGGTCTTACATTCTCAGCTTGCACTTTCATGTGTTTTATGATTATTGGTAATTTAGCTCTAGGAACACCAATTCTTTCAGCAAACGCTGCAATAATTTCAGCTTGTTCAATAGGTGTATTAATTTTAGATAATACTTGTTTAAACTGACTTAAATCAATTCTATCCATAAACTTCTGAACATCATTTTTAAGTTTACTTACATCAACATTCTCTTCGTTACCTTCCTCTTCACTTTGAATTTCTGGATTAATACCATATTCGATTTCTCTAGATGCCCTTTCATAATCTTCATCATCATTCTCAGCATGGAAATTCTCTGGGTTTCTATCTTGTTTATTAGCCGTAGCATAATAAATCTTTTCACCCTGTTCTTTACCATATTTTTTAATGAACTTATCCATCACATCTTGATTGGCTTCATCAACACCTTCTGGTTGTTCATCAACTATCTTAACAACATCATCATTACCAAGTTCTGGCGCGATGTCTTGGAAGTCTTCTGGTTTAATCATAACCTTAGCTTCATTAATCTGTCTTAACTTGTTCGCTATCCTGTTTTTTTGGTCCATTGTTTTTAACTTTATACTCTAGTACGAGGTCCTTCTCGTACAAATTGTCCTCTACGGACTTTATCTCTTCTCCGAACTTAAATACTAATCTACGTTCTGGATACTCATCATATTCCATCAAATCCTCCCAAGCTAAAGCACAAACACCATCAATGGCATCCCATACTGCAAAGGTATCACTTTTTTGAATAACGTTAAGTTTGATTTTAGTGGTCAATACACCAACGCTCTTAATTAATACCTTTCTTGGTGGACTTGGTTGTCCAGAAGCTGGGTATAAATCCCAATCTTCACCGTCAACATTATCAGTAGTATCAGAAAAGATAAACTCATATATGTAATCATCTTTCCAATCAGTACCTAATAGGTTGACATAAATTAAATATAAACCCTTTTTATCCATTATACACTTTCAATATAATCATCATGAATATCTGATAATTCTAAGTTTGTTTCTGGATTCCCAAAGAATTCAACACCTACTCTATAAGTCTTTCCATCTGGTGAATCAACAGATTCATAAGCATAAACCCAAGGTTCGTCATATGCTTCTGGTTTCACCAATACTTCATCAGTCTTATTAAATACAATATCTTTGTTACCGTCTTCAAAACTAACTTTTAGTATTGCACGAGAGTCATCTAGATACTTAGTTTTAATTATTTTACCATTTGAAGCCTCACCTTCACCCATAATTAAACTTTCACCATCATCAGCTTTAGGATTAACCTTTGGCTTTGTTGTTGGTCTAAAAGGTTTTTGTCTTCTAGAAGGTTTAGTATCTGGCTTAGTGTCTGGTTTTGTAGGGGCTGGCTTAATCTCTGGTGCCTCAGTAACATCAGGCCCATCTAACATATACTCATCCCTATCGTATTTTCCATAATTTTTGTAATCCATATCGTGATGTTCTTTTAATTTCTTAAGAATATTATCTTTACGTACAAAGTTACTAAAATTTATGTTAGAATCCAAGGATTCACCTAATTGCTTACTTTCATTTTTAGGAACGCAGTTAGGAACTTCCTTTCCATCCTTCTTTTTGGTGCCGACCATTTCATATCCATCCCAACAAGGATTTGATTGCTCGGCAAGCTTAAAATTTTCTTCTTGAGGTTCTTCGTCAAAACCTAAATCTTCTTCACCATTAGTTGGGTTTGTATCAACATCTGCATCGATATCATCATCCGCATCACCAGTGTCAACATCAACGTCAACATCAATATCATCTTCACCCTTACCAGAGCTCTTAATTTTATTAATGATATCTTTTTGGTCCTCTTTATCCATCTCAGCAGTATGTGTTGCTGAAACGACTGAGTTAATTGCAAACTTCTCTAAATCGAAGTCTGGTTGACCTTGTTGTTCTGTATATTTTCTTAGGGATTGTCCAAGCTTTCCAGCTAACTGTTGGATAAAGTTCTCTGGGTCTTCATCTTCATCAGCTTCAACTCCAGCATCGAATGGTTCATCATCGAATGGCTTATCATTAGAATCACCTTCTACATCCGCATCAATGTCTGCATCAATGTCCGCATCAACATCTTCGAAATCGTCAAGGGATTCTTCATCACCAGCTGGAGCTGGGCTTTCATCGCCCAGCTTTAGCTTGTATTTTGTTTCTTCTTCTATATTGTATCCGTCTTCCTCGTCTGCAAATAGACCAGTAGACATACCGTCAGCTTTAGTCTCGCTTAGGCTTTTTTTTTTAAAGCTTCAATTAAAGCTTGTGCTTCATTTTCAGATAATGAATCAACTAAATCACTTAATTTAGATTCGCTCTCTTCAATTGTAATAGCTCTAGAAATTTTAAGGTTTCTATTTGTAAGATATCCATCTTCCTTAATCGTTTCTTTTTTAGTTGTTGGCTCAATACCTTCAACCATATTATCGATTAATCTTTCATTCTCAGAAAGTTCAACATCTTCTTTCATGATTTCAGTATCATGACCTTGCTCACCAGCTTTGTGTTTACCAGTATCTTCTTTACTGTTATCACCTGGCATCTTTTTAGCATCCTCATCAAATTCACCATCTAAGTTATCACCAGATGTATCATTATCAGTTTTTGTACCCTTTCCGTCATTTTCTTCGACTTCTTCAACAACCTCTTCTTCAACGAATCCAAAACCACCAGCAGATATTGCGTTTTCAGTTAAATTGTCATTTTCAAATACATTAACCTTTTCACCACCATAAGTTTCATTAAGGCTTAAAAATTTAAGATTAAGTTTTTTGATTGCTTTTGCATATGTAGGGTGTGCTTCTTTCTTTTTGTTTTGTAGACCACCAATGTAATTGAAGTCTTCAACAACAAGATTAGATTTCTTACTAGAACCTACTGTTTTAATGTAATACTCATGGTTTTCTCTTACAATACCATAAACTTTACCGTCTGGACCAATTTTAGTTAACTCAATAACAGAGTTAGTCGTAGATTTGTTAACGGATTCACCCATTAAGTGCTTCATACGATTAATCTTCTCATTTCCTTTTAACCCAGTTGGCTTTACTATATTCTTTCTCATATCGATACGATTTTATTATAAATATCAAATTATTTGATTAAGTGCTAATCGAACCCAAATTTGGGTCTTGAGTTAAAGCACTTTTTAGGGTTCCGATAACATATATATCGGCAGCACCAGTAATACTACCAACTCTAATATCTATTGTAGAACCAGCAGCCATAGTAACTGATGTCCCATTAATAGTTACAGTGCCATTCGCACCAGCGTAAACTTGAGTATAACTATATTTATCTGTATCTGCTGATGTAGATAAGTGTATTACTGAATTGTCTTTTAATAATCCCATTTCTCTTATTTATTAATAAATATGATGTGAAATAAAAAAAAGCCCTATAAAGAGCTTTTTATTGACATTTAGTCGTACCATGTAATGATTGTAATAAATCGAATATTTTATTAGTTATCCTCATTTGTTTAATTCTCTTTGCTCGATTAACCACTTCTTTGTCTTTCATCATATTTTTTTTTCGTCTAAATAATTTCATATCAATTGGTTTGACCAATAAATATAATCTCAATTAGAAAGTTTTCCTTTAATTGGTGGATGTGATTTATAATTAACAATTTCAAAATCATCCAATGAATAAGAATCAATACTATCGGCCTTATTTAGAGACAATTTTGGTAAAGTCATAGGCTCCCTTGTTAACTGTAATTTAACTTGGTCGATATGATTCTTATATATGTGTACATCACCTAAAGAACCGATTAACTCATCTGGTATCATATTAACTTGTTGTGCAATCATATGAAGTAAGAACCCATAAGATGCAATATTAAATGGTAAACCTAAAAATGTGTCAACCGACCTTTGATTCCACATAAGTGATAATTTATACATAGGACAATCCATATGATTACTATTATGTTTACACCATTCTTCTTTTTCTTCCATAGTTAATTCAGTCGTATATAATTGGAAACCATAATGACATGGTGGTAGAGTCATACTATCCAACTCACCAACATTCCAAGCATTAACCATAATTCTACGCGAACTCGGATTATTCTTTAGTGAATCAATAACATTATCTATTTGATTAATTCCTTTGGTGTAATCTCCGTATTTATCATATTTAAAACCATGACCACCCCAGTCAGTCCATTGCTTACCATACACTGGACCAAGTTCTCCCCATTTATCAGCAAAAACTGTGTCGGTCTTTATTTTTTCAATGAATTCTGATTTACTTAGTATATCACATTCTGGGTGACACCAGTTACCATCCTCATCATCAAATGAAGATACATATTTTTTATATGCATCACCGACCCAAATATTATTACCTTGTTCAACTAGTGATTTAATATTGGTATCCCCATTTAAAAACCACAGTAATTCAGTAATAATACCTTTAGTGTACATTTTTTTAGTCGTCAACAATGGAAAACCATCTGCCATGTTGAAACGAATCATTCTACCAAAAACAGAAACGGTACCCGTGCCAGTTCTATCTGATTTTTGGATACCGTTATCTAATATATCTTTGAGTAGTTTTAAATAAACTGCATCTGCTTTAGACATTCTTCTCGTATTGATATTTTGAAATGAAGTGTTGAACTTTTGTTAACATTGACATATCCATTTTTTCATTTTTAGCATAGCCTTTGATTGTAGCATCCATAACCTTAATAATTGATTCCTCAATTCCTTTCAGTTCTTCTTCTTGATGTTTTTCAACTTCTTGAATAATCTTTGCTGGGTCAATATCTTCACCTTTAGTGAATTCATACTTCTTAATTGTTGAGTTTAAAATCTTACCTTGTGATTCTGCAATCTCAAACCTTGTATAATCTTTTGCTGGAACTCCAGCATATGTGTAAACACTACCTCTATTAAAGGTTACCGTCAATTCACTTGTTTTTTTATTATACTTAGATGCTAATACATTTGAAGATTTGTAAATAGCTTTAACTTCATCGCCTTTTTCTACTTTTTTTAAAATCATAGTTTTATATTTATTCTTTATTTATTATACCTTATATGTTTTGTAACGAGAAATGTCTCTCATATTATAAAGGATTCCTTCACTTACTTGATTGTTTTGGACACTATCATTACTGTCTTCAACTATTACGAAAATTTCGCCTGTTATAAACATACCACAATCTTCGTGGGTTTTTAATAACTCTCCATTGGTGTCAAACAACTCAATTTTAGAGTATTTCGGTGCGCTTTGCATTCTTTTTGTTTTTGTTTATTAGTTATTTACAACAAATATACTGCATTTTTTATGAAAATCAACTTTGTTTTTGAAATTTTTACGGTATATTTGCAGTAAACAGTTTGGTTTATGAAGAAAGATATTATTCCAAAAGTGAAGGCGATTATGAAATTAGCCTTCAAGGAAGCAAAAGCATACGAAGATATAAAATTAAGGCCAGAACACATTGCAATATCAATTGTAATGGATGATGATAACAAAGCTGTTAGTACATTAGATGAATTAGGTGTTGATTTAAGTGAGTTGTATGATTTATTAAGTGATACATTAAAGGATGTCGACGTATCAGCTAGGATGGGTAACCCTAGAACAAAAGTACCACCTAGTGATTTAACTGCAATGATATTCACTGATGTTGATAACCAATGTGATAATTTAGGTGATTCAGCTATTAATACATCACATTTATTATTAGCTATTTTAAATCATAACACACCAACAACCCAAATACTAGAAAAAATGGGTGTTGATTATAATAATTTTAAAACAAAATTAATTGAAGTAGATATGGATGATAACAGTGAGAATAGACAAGAGGAAGACTTGAATAAAATAAAAAAAATGAAAAAGAATCTAGACGAATACAAAAATGCTTTAGACGATTTTGATGATTCTGCCACTAGTAGTGGTAGAGATGAATCATCTGGCAGAAAGAAAACTGAAAAATCTAAAACACCTGTTTTGGATAATTTCTGTACTGATATTAGTAAGGCTGCTGAAAAGCAAACTATTGACCCAGTTGTTGGTAGGGGTAATGAAATTCAAAGGGTTTCAACAATACTATCCAGAAGGAAAAAGAATAACCCAGTATTGATTGGTGAGCCAGGTGTTGGTAAAACATCAATCGTCGAAGGATTAGCCCAACTGATTATAGAAAAAAAGGCACCAAGAGTGTTACTAGATAAAAAGATATACTCATTGGATTTAGCATCAATGGTTGCTGGTACTAAGTATCGTGGACAATTTGAGGAAAGAATGAAAGCAGTTCTAGAAGAATTAAAAAACAATCCTAATATTATCTTGTTTATCGATGAGTTACAGACAATTGTCGGTGCTGGTAATGCAAGTGGTTCACTAGATGCATCAAATATATTTAAACCAGCATTAGCTAGAGGTGAAATTCAAGTAATTGGTGCAACTACTTTGGATGAGTATCGTGAGAATATTGAAACTGACGGTGCATTAACTAGAAGGTTCCAAGAGGTTATCGTTGATGAACCAACTTTATCAGAAACAAAAATAATCCTTGAGAATATTAAGGAGAAATATGAGGAATATCATAAGGTTCAATATACTGATGATGCAATTGATGAGTGTGTTAAGATGGCTGATAGATATATCTCGGAAAGAGCTATGCCAGATAAAGCTATTGATATTCTTGATGAGGCTGGTGCAATCACAAACGTTGATGTTGAAGTTCCATCAGAAATCCAGAAATTAGAAGAAAGGTGGGCAGAAATTAAGAAGGAGAAGTTATCCGTAGTTCAAAAACAACAATACGAGAAAGCTGCCAAACTTAGAGATGATGAAAGAAAAGTTCAAGAAAAACTAGATAAAGCTAAAGAAATTTGGATGAATAGTTTAGATAAAGAGAGAACTATTGTCGATGTTGATTTGGTATCTGAGGTTGTATCTAATATGACTGGTATTCCATTGAGTAAAGTTAGTGGTCAAGAGACTGTTAAGCTTGCTAAAATGGAAAATACATTGAAGGGTCAAGTAATTGGTCAAGATGAAGCGGTTGTTAAGGTATCTAAATCAATCAAAAGAAATAGACTTGGTATTAGAAGAAGAACAAAACCAATTGGTTCATTTATTTTCTTAGGACCTACAGGTGTTGGTAAAACACACCTTGCTAAATTATTAGCTGAATATGTTTTCGGTGATAAGGATGCACTTGTAAGGGTTGATATGTCTGAATATATGGAGAAATTCTCTGTATCAAGGTTAGTTGGGGCACCTCCAGGTTACGTTGGTTATGAAGAAGGTGGTAAATTAACTGAGGCAATCAGAAGAAAACCATACTCTGTAGTATTATTCGATGAGATTGAGAAAGCTCACGAAGATGTATTTAACTTAATGCTACAACTATTGGATGAAGGTCAGTTGACAGATTCATTAGGGAGAAAAGTGGATTTCAAAAACACTTTAGTAATCCTAACATCCAATGTTGGTGTAACTGAATTAAATAGCTTCGGTAAGAGTGTTGGTTTCGAAACTGGTGATACAGTAGCTAAAGAAGAAGAAAGAGCTAGAACAATTATAGAGAAAGCACTTAAAAAGAAATTTAAGCCAGAGTTCCTTAATAGAATTGATGATACAATCATCTTTAACTCACTTAAAGAAGTTGATATTCAAGAAATTATTAAGCTTGAGTTAGAATCAGTTAAGGAAAACCTTTTAGAATTGGGTTATACTCTTGAGTTAGATAAGAAAGCAATGGATTATATAGCTGAGCAAGGTTATGAGCCAGAATACGGTGCTAGACCGCTTAATAGAGCTATCCAGAGATATGTTGAGGACCCAATCTCGGAAGAGGTGATTAATGGAAACATTAAAGAGGGTGATACAATCAAAGTATCTTATGATGCTAAGAATGACAAAATGGTTGTTAAAACTAAAAAAGTTAGAAAATCTTCTAATAAGTCTAAAGACTAAAATTAGGTGAATAAAATATAAAGCGGGAACCTTAATTGGATTTCCGCTTTTTTTATGGTATTTATAGAAGTAAACGTTTATTGTTATGGCTAGTAAAGATAAAAAGAAAGATGATATTAAAGGTGGTCTTGCGGATAATATGAGTGTAACTGATATTGCCGATAAGCATGATGTACCAGTTAAAGATATTACGAAAGAACTTAATATTGGTATTAAGGTTGAGATGGAACACGTTGATGATGAAAAATTATCAAAGGAAATTGCTTTAGACCATTTATTCGAAATCCCAGATTATTATTCTAGATTGGAAGATATGGAATCAGAAGCTAAAAAAGAACTTAAACTTGAACAAAAGGGTTTAATTAAAAAGTTACTTAGAGAAGCAATTAATTTATCTGTTAGTGATGAAACCAAAGATTCTAAAACATTTGATATATACTATAATGGTAGAAAAGCTGGTCACATAACTTGTGGACCAGCTTCTGCAAATGTATTCGATGAACATACTCACGAAATCCTAGATTTAGAGCTTAAAGAAGATTATGAAAGTTTGCATGTTGCTAATCAAGCAGTAAATGCATTGTGGGAAGCTCACCCAGATGTTAATATGTATGTAGTCTCATTACCAGAACAGAGTAAACCGTTTTGGGAAAAGTTAAATTTCCATAGATTGAATGATAACTATCACATGTTAACGAGAGGCCACGGCTAATTTAGACCTAATACCACATAAATATTCGTGCCTATTACAATCACCACCATTCGTAACGTATCTTCTCATACCACTAGTTCCAGCGTTATAAGCTACTAGTTGTTTATGTAAGTCACCTTTACGATTTAGATTATTTCTAGTTATATAACCCCACATAATAATATTATTATTAACATTGGTTAACCATTCTTTAGCTTTTAAATTTTTTTCTTTCCTAGATAGTGTGTCATTATATGCAAATGAAAATTTACTTGCACCTAATTTATTGAATAATACCCTATCGGCACTGTCAACATATCTTCTCATATACCCACTACAAGTATTTGGCATAATCTGACACAACCCAACTGCCCCAACAGGACTTAATACTAAATCACCATTAGCTCTGTATTGTTTGGCTCCAGACTCCAGTAATATTTGCCCTGTATACATTTCACGCATGTATTTAGTTTCATCTAATTTGAATGAATTCATAACACCAGCAAAGGTTCTTACTATAGATGAATCAACATTTGGGTTAAATACTTTAAACCTTGGATAAATATATTCGAAATTATTATCGACAACCTTTTCTATTGAATCAGCAATCTCGTTCATTCTAATTGCGATTGAATCTTCTTTTGTTATAACATTTATTACAACTTCATTATTTACTGGTCTCTCTATTTTTGTAGAGTATGATAAAATAATAGTAACACTAGTAAGAAATAATAATGCTATAGTTAGTCTGTTATTTGAATTCATATCTTAAATTTTTGAAGTCACAAAGATACGGATAATAAATTAATTATCCAAATCTTCATTACCCATGTACTCATGAGAGAAACAAATCCTCTTATTATCTGCGTAATGGTTATTATATAAATTTTTATGTGTTACATCCTTACGTAATTTCCTATTTTTAGATGTTGGTCGCCACAGTGGTGATGTTTCCCGATAATAACCCATTCTTGGATGAGCTGTTCTTGAGAAATATCTTAAACCTTGGTCAAGATGAATTTCGGCCATAGCATCGGAGAATCTAACACCAATACCCATACCTTGGAAATCTGGTAATACAACCGTTCTATGTCCACGCCATGCATTCTTTAGATTACCGTTAGGCATTGCCATACTTGCACCGAATGCAACCATTTGACCATCCCAAAACCCAACATAACATCTTGTGGCATTGTGTAAATCGTCTCTTAAATAGTGATGGTCTTTAAACATTGACCAGATATCGCGATTTGCTGGATATATTTCGAGATTGATATCTGGTCGGATAAAAAAAAACCGTTATAGACTTCTCCATTGTTAGTGTTAATGACCCAATCTGGTTCTAACCAGTCAATAACATCTTCGTGACAAGTAGCGATAACGACTCGTTTGATTCCGTTGTTCTTTATATATTTAGATAAGGCAACAGATGCAGCCTTAGCTACATTCCTATCAACAACTGATGTAAATTCATCAATTACCGCTCCGTCCCTTATCTTTCTTGCTAAATCAGCTCTGAATTTTTCCCCATTAGATAAAACATGATGTGGCTTATACCAACTAGGTATCGTATTAAGCCCTACAGCACCTAATTTATTAATTGCCTCATCTGGAGCATCAAAATGTGATACTATTGCTTTATTTGGGTCCCATATTGGATATATCTCTTCCCCAAACTCATTAAGTAAAGTTGATTTACCAGAGCCACTAGCTCCGTATATAACACCGATATGAAAATCTTCTGGTAGGTTCTTAGGTAAATCCCAAGGATAAAATTCTGATACACCATTAAATGTACAATCGAAAGCTTTTTCACTAGCTTCAATATAATCATCCTTCTTTACAGATGAGGTTAATGGTATTTCTTTTTTGGATAGTTTCTCTATGATTTTTTCCATACAACAAATATACTACATTTTTTAATAAAAAGGAATGGAAAAACCAAATATATAGATACAACAATAGCCAGACAGTATAAAACTATCCAGCTATATTAGTATTTTTGTAATCTAATTACTTACTTTCTGTAAGCTTCGTAAGCTTTGACTCAAGCTTTTGAATTCTTTCTTCAAGAACACTAGTAGATTTGTTTTTTTGTTTCTGCTCAGAAATCCACTGCTTTTTCTTTTCAGCAACAGCTTCTGTAACGATGTTATCAATTAAATCTACTAATTGAGTTTCAGTCAATTCTACTTTTTTTACTTTTTTCTTTGTTTTAGACATGGGTTAACCTATTTGAAAATATTGTTAGTCTAATAATAAATATGTCTAAAAAATGAAAAGTGTTAAATGATTAATAATTTTAAGTAATTAGTAGTATTACAATAATTAGTTAATTGAGTTCTTCAACGTTATAAATTTTGACTAACTCATTAGGTTTAAGTCTTTTGACTTCTGCAAACATTATTTTAGCCTCATCAATATTAGAAGCTTTAATAGTGTTTATTGATTCACCATCCTTAGTTTTTAGTGTAAATTCTCCCATGTTACAAATATACTAATAACATGAGAGAAATACAACTAAATTTTAACACAATTTATCAGCACCAGTTGATGCAGCATATGCATCTGGCTTAATCCTACTTTCCCATCCCATACCAGTGATGTATCCAAGAGCTTCACTCACAGATGCATTTGATGGATGTCTTGGGTCAGAGTTGATATCTGCGTGAATCTCCAAAGGAATTCCATACAAATCAAGAAGTGGCCAAATTTCATAACCTATGTTAATGGACGTACTTACCTCCTTAAGCATTCTTTGATTAAGAATCTCAATCTCTCTATGCTTCTTTTTGTTAGTTGAGGCTTTCATTTCCTCCCAGAAAGTTGAACCTATTACCATAGCACCTCTACCAACGTAAAGTGGCTTTACTTCTTCATTACCAAGTTCATCAGTAATTACTTCATTACCTAAAAATTCACTAGTTTCGATTACAATAGCTGTTGCAAAGTTGTAACCCTTACCAGCCTTTTGTGAGTCAGTACCCACACATACTTTAAGTTCAAAACCCTTTTCGATTTCTTCATCAAGAACTCTTTCAAGGTAATCGACCAATGGTTCGTTGATTGGTCCGTTGTTTGGGCTAATACCCGTTCTTTTCCACTTCATCTTTTTTGTTTTTATGAATTGTTATAAATAATAAAACCCCTCCACTTATCTGTGGAGAGGTTCACTAATTTTAATTATATTTAATTGCTATCTAATTGTCTTTATCAGTTAGTTCCACTTTTGGTAAAAGTTTCTGCAATTTTTTAAAGTTTTCCTCTCCTATATCCTTCTTTCTGACTGAAATTCTATGAAGCATCCCACCATTTGTTCTATCTAGTTGGGTAATCTCATCAGGAATATCAGTAATCTCATTATCCAGAAGGTTAATAAACTCTAATTTCTTACACTGCCCTATCTCTTTAGGTAGTGACGTTATTGAATTCTCTGGTATAGAAAGTATGCTTAGCTTCTTTAACGAACCTATTGAGCTTGTTAGCTCTGTCATACCTATATTTCCTAACATCAAATACTCCACGTTTTCAAATTTCTTTAAGCTTGGTATTTTAGGGATTTCTCTACCCTCAAATCTTATAGCTGGTGTGTTAACATCCAACATATCAAATAGAATATCACTAAAACCAAATTCAATCAAATAATCGATATACATATTTTTCTTTACTGAGCCAGTATAAGCTTTTGCCATAGGTTTAAGTTCCTCATAGAAAAAGTTAGCCAGTGCATCACTCTTAGATATAACGTCAGCATATATTGCTCGGTTTCTACCGTTACTTCTATCTCTTATTTGTTTACTCTCAAAGTGAATCTGATACATAACCTCATTTGGTAATGAAGCTTCATCATATTCACCTTCTAAGAATTTATTGTCTATAATTATATATATCTTAGAATTATCAGAAATCGGTGTTTTATAATTTGTATAATTAGAAAACATTCCATTTCCTCGCTTAGCTGTACACCAACCAGCAAATTTATCGAACAATACATTAGCATCCCTAGTTAAAGGTATAAATAATGTATATTTTCTATCCTTAACTGGCATATGTGCTTGCCCAGAATCTACAAATCTTTTCATCGCTCTCTCCAATTCAGATGGTTCCTTTTCAATGAATGGGTCAACCGCATCAAACAATTGTGATAAACTATCATATTGGTTAATGTTAGTCGGGTCCTTAAGATTCTTAATAGCATAGTTAGTTTTAGATAACTCCATGAATAAATTCTTTCTTTTGTTACCATCAAACAACTCAAGGTATTCATTAGCTAAAGGTAAATCCTCAGCACCAAACCTTATTGCATCATCAATCCTATTAGTCTTTAATAATTTTGAAAATACATTAAGCATCCATTGTAAGTATATCTTATTAGGTGTTGGGTCTGCATCAATCATATCCGCGAATATTGATTCGTGAATCATAGTTTTAGTTGTTACAAAACCTTTTTCCTTATTTTTAACTACACTATAGGTAATCGCAATATTCCTTCTATCCGATACACCACTCATTTCATCATATTCTTCCGAATCGATTCTACTTACGGTATATCCTTTAGTTTCAAGATTCTCACAGATGTCATCAATTTCATCATCCATGTAAACTTTAAACTGGTTTGCTAAGAATTCTATACGTTTATCAATATTAGCCATATACTTACTTTTTTACAAATATACTACAAATAATTGGAAAATTCAATATAAAAACAAAAAAAAGCACCATTCGGTGCTTTTTATGTTGTTTTAGCAAAATCTATTTACTATATCTTCGTTATGGTAATTTTTCAATGTTCGGATATGTGGCCACATGTAAGCCCTTGTTTCCGAATCTTTATTTATGATGTCGGTTAATACTTCATTTGGGTCTTCACCACCCGTTAATCTGTATTTTACTTCTTCAAAGTAATTAATCTTGTCCATCAGTATTAACTCTTTTATGATTGTATCATAGGTGAGCCACCTTTCATATGTTTCTTCGTCACTGTTTACTAATGATTGGTTAATGAAATTATTATACTTTTTGTCTAGGAAATTGTATGAACCAGACCTCGCCTTAATGGTTGTTCTAGAAGTGTCCATAATCTTCAAAATTTGACTTTGTTATTTAATAATAAATATCATCGGATAGCCCAATCTCAACACTTTTTACCTTAAATTAATACTAATCTTGGATAGGATTTCATAACCCCACATTATTATTAAAGTTTATTAAAATTTCGTATTGTATCATATAAACGCTCCAATTCTGGAGAGCGTTGTTTAACGTCTTTAATAACTTCTATACATACTTTGTTTGGATTCTCAATGTCAGTTAACCTATATTGTAACTCCTTTACTCTAAGCATATCCTTTAGATTGTGTTTTAATTCAACAATAACATTGTTGTAGGTTAACCAAGCTAACTTTAACTCTCTTTGTTCACTATTGAGCCTCTTAGTTAACTTTTCTTCATAGATTTTTTCAATAATAGTTTCTTCATACCTCTGCTCTAAGTATGATTCAAAGCCGCCATAGGCTTCCCTTAACTCCATCCTTATTTTATCCTTTAAATTCATTTAAGTTTTAATGTGGATACTCTGCAAAGATTCGAAAATTAAATTAGAATCTTCATTCATCTCATCACCAATCTTTTTAGATAAAATTTGAAATAAATCAATAACACCCTCATATATTTTATGTTGATGCATTTCTTCACGTTCATCCTTTCCCTCTTTTAGCTTTAGTGTATAATAATTAATCATACTTCGAACTATTAATTCATGCTCTTTAGGATAGACCTTCTTTGTGTACTCTAATATTTCTTCATCATCCATCATTTCATTGGTATGTTTTTAGACAGTAGGTAATTATCAGATATATCACCGTTATACCAATCCTTGATTACTTGCTTTATAAAATCATCACTTAATTTGTACTTATACTTCATGTACTTAAATAATGATTTTGGAGTCATCATCTCTTTATCAACCTTGTTAAGTATCATGTCTTTTTCAAAGTATTCACCACCCTTTTTGAATGTACCTTTAGTTGGCTCATAGTTAGTATCTAAATCGTATTTAATACGTTTAATAATACTATCCCTAGCGTTAGTCTCAACAATGTGGTTTGTTAGCAATTCTAACTGTGTTTCTGATATGATTACCTTTCTTGTCATATTAATAAATATCTGACAAATACAAAAAATGGGATAGTTGCCTATCCCATTTGTTTATTTAAGTGAATCAATTTTTGACTGATAAGCCCCTTTCGATTGGGCCCCTAGTAATCTATCAACTACTTTACCGTCTTTAAAGAATAATACCGCTGGTATATTCCTAATACCAAATTCGGCTGCCGCCCTTGGATTCTCATCAACATTTACTTTCCCTACTGGAACTTCTGGATTTTCCTCCGCTAATTGGTCAATAACTGGTCCAACCATTCTACAAGGTCCACACCATCCAGCCCAAAAATCGAGCACTGTTATTTCTGATTCTAATACTTCTTCTAAATTGTCATCTGTAACTTCTAAAGCCATAACTTTACATTTAATTTTTTTTATATACATAAATATACGTATTTATTAAACAAAAAGCAATGGATAAGAAGACTTTTATATTAAAGAATTTCTTTATTAAACTCATTCCATCCACTCACCCAGCCGTATATCAATACATTAAGGGTGGTCATAAAAGCAAAAATAGTGCTGTGATGAGAGTTACCGAAGAAATCTATGAATGGTGTAACCCATATTGGATGGGTGAAGATTCGTTTACCCTAGAATATATAAGGGGTATATCTAGACTATACCTTGCTTTTATGGATAACGAATTTAATGAAGGTAGGATTACTCCGCAAGAAATTTACCAAAACAACTACGAGCCATTTGTGCGGGAGAGTGATATGTAGACCAACGACCATTTAAAAAATAATCAATAACATATGTTGTAGATTCTTCATCACTAAAACCATAAATATAATTAATCTCATTTATAATCGGCTCCATAAATTTCAATACAGTAACAACATTATTAGATTTTAAATTGGTCCTAATATATTTACTAAATGATGTATAAGATTGAAAATCAGATTTATTGAAGACACTTATTGAAGAGTCGGCTATTGTTAATTTAATATACTTATCCAAATTAGACATATGCAAAGATATTAAATAAAAATTAATTATCCAACACTTGACTAAATTATTTAAAATAAGTAACATTATAATATGGAAAATAAATTAGACCCCACGCTTAGAAGAATTATCACAAATCTTTTAGATAAACAATTTGAAATTGTTGATAATCATGTTAGAGATTTGTTCGATAACAGTTATATTTCACCACTAGAAATTGAAAATGAACTTGTAATGATGTTTGATATAGATGAAGATGGTGTTTATATCGTTCTATTTGATTGGTTATACCAGAATGGTGTGGAACGTATTAAAGATAATTGGTCTGTAACTCTTTATGAAGATTTATATGAAAATGATTTATTCATTAACAATTATGGAAATCAAACTTATTTTACTGGAACAACGAGTACAGAATATATTGGATATGTTGATGGTTATATTAATGTTGGTTTGAATTCCACTTCTATAACTAGTGGTGGTACTATGACAATTTCTGCTGATTTTGCTGTGGAAGATAGTACTAGTTGTATCATAACTGACCTAAATGGTATAACACATTACCTAGATTGATAACTTTATTTTGTTTAATTCTGTCGTATATTTATAGACGATGGAAGAGGTTGATGAAATAACACAAGATATTATACTTAGATTTCTTAGAGATAACTATCCAGTTACTAAACTAAGAGATAAAAGACGTTTTAAACGTGGAATTAGGTTACATGAATATCACCCAGATGAAAAAGGTCACGGGTTTTTAAAACCTAGAGTAGAACTTAATAAAACATTCAATGCTTTATCAGAAACACTAAGTGACGTATTCGGAATATCCCAGTACGAAATCAACGTTGCAATACTAAGGTATTTAGATTTACTCTAACGTCTACGCCTTCCAACTCGATATCCCCAAATGAATAC